GGACCACCAAAATTATTTGGTAGTCCTCACTCAAAAATAAAAAAGTGAACGGTTTGTCAACCGTCACTTATAGTATAAAGAAAGGATAACTAAATGTCAAGTAATATAGATAAAATCGTACAGAAGAATATCAATGTTACTTGCAAAGGTTGTCCTATTTTTTTATCGTCAAACCCATACGGCTATAAGCTCAATTTGAACAACTTATATATAAGAAAAATATATGAGCGGTACAAATTTAGGAATAGGTTGGCCACCCGCTACCCTATCAGCGATGAGGAACGAGAAAAGTTTGAAGAATTGACAGTTAATTATCTGTTAACAAAGAAAATCATTAAGCAATAAGAAAGGAACTATGAGCATGGAAAATGAAATCATACAGAAGGCTATCGACAAGATAGATACAGAAGCTGACAGAATGAAAGACGATACAGCAGTAAGAATTACTAGCTATATCATAGATAACTACATTACCAGTACAGAAAATGCTGAAAAGGTAATGAACAAGACACTATCTGATTGTATCAGCAGTGTCAGAAGTAAAGCAAAGAAACAAGCCAAAAACGGCTACGCAATGATTGAAGATAGAACCGTTTGGAATTGGGTCAAGGATTTCTACGAATTTGTTACTGATGAAGTAGTAGAAACTCAAGCCACTGCACCGGCTAAAGAACCAAAAGAAGAGCCGGGTCAACAAGGACCGGTTAACCTTCTTGACTTCCTTTAATTTTTTCGGAGGTCAAAGAAAATGGACAAGAGAACTATTGAGATGGTAATGCACAACCCACCTGCGTTACCTCGAACTTTTGAGGAAGATATAAAGAAAGAGTTGTGCAACAACTATGCTTTCGCTGATAAGAGCGGTTTTTACTGTACTGCTTGCAAAAAATATTACCAAAAGCAGACAGGAAGACTTGTTGACAACAGCTATAATCACAAAATTAAAGTTGTCGCAGAATGGAAACACAGAGATGTGATAATGTGCCCTTTTTGCTACAGCCAAGTCAAGAAATATGATGCCTGGCGAGGCAGAAAAACGCTTGAGCAGAAAGAATACATAGTAATTCTACAGAATAAAGCCGGTGGTGCTTTCATTCGTAGTTTTTATATATGTATCGATTATGATATTCCTTTATCAGACGAACCAAGAATTACTTATTCGGAAGATAAGCGAATTTTCTTAAGAAACAACGAAAGTTTAATATTAAGTCGTGCTAATTACAGTTTAATCGAGCCATATTGGGGCGAATATCCCGACAGCCGGTACTGTAGTTTTGATAACATCAACAATTCGGAACACCGTTTTTATCAAGTTGACAAAATTAAAGAACCAACAATGACTCGCTATGACCTATTCGGTCACTATAGGTACAAACCTACTCACTATTTCTATTTTAATGACAGCAACTTAAAAAACACTAGCTTAAAATATTCAAAGTTAGATAAATACAGAAATTTTGAACCTGGTGTGTGTGATGAAGAAAAGTTACTTGTCTTATTTCTGTATTACAGTAACAAATATTCGGTACTAGAAAAGCTATTGCTTGAAGGTTTTGAAACAATAGTAAGACAATTCGTAAGCTTTAAAAACGGATATTATTACCATTATGGTTCCAAGTTTAAAGGAAGAATTTTCAATTTCAGAAAATCTACAGTTGCAGAAGTATTCAAATGCAACAAAGCAGAGTTAAGAGAAATCAAAGAGAAAATTCCGAACCCACTTGGAAGAACTCAAAGTGCCATTATAGAAGAATTATTCTTCATAAGAAATAAAATTTCTGTAACAGACGCGTACTACCTCAGAAGCACAGATATTATCTATCATCAAGAACAACTTGACTTGCTACATAAGTACCGTAGCTATCATAAAATAGTTAAATACTTCAAGCAACAAAATTTAGAAACTTTTCGTGACTATAACGATTATTTAATCTTATTAGATAGATTAAACATCAGCAAAGATAACGAAAACACTCTATTTCCATCAGATTTTAAAGTCGCTCACGATAATGCAGTCCAAATGCTTCAGCAAAAAGAGGACGAAGAAAGAAAAGCAAAGTTGGAACAGAAACTAAACAAGTTTAACAAATTACTTAAGAAGTATAAGAAGAAATACACTTACAGCAGTAAAGGACTTATCATTCGTCCGCTTGTTTCAATTGACGAAATCTATGACGAAGCCCAACAACAAAATAATTGTGTGTACACTAACTACTGCGAAAAATATCTTAAAGGAGTAACAATCTTACTAGTAGTGAGAAAGAAAGCAGAGCCGGGCAGGTCTTACTGTACTGTAGAAATCTCACTTAATGATGAACTTGTACAGTGCAGAGCAAAGAATAATGCCTCAGCACCGGCAGAAGTCAAAGAATTTATGAATGATTTTTTAGACTTTATCCATAACAACAAAAATCCCAAAAAAGAAAGGAAAGCAAGTTAATGAATGAATTAATCAATACCACTGCCACATTGGCAGAAACAAAGGAAGAAAGAGCAAACGCTCTACACGCAAGCATAATGCTTAATCAGCGAATGCTAGCAACTGCACTAGTCAATGTTTGTCAGAACTTAAAGACAATGAGGGATGAAAAGCTCTATCTCTCATTAGGGTGTACCACATTTGAACAGTACACAGAAGATAAAGCAGGAATTAAGAGCCGTCAGGCTTACGCTTATATAAGTACATACGAAAAGCTCGGTAACAAGTTTATAGAGGCTAACGAAAGCCTTGGCATTACCAAGTTGGAATTAATAAGTCAAGTTTCGGCGCTTGACAGAGAAGAAATAACTGAATCTGCTGAGGATATGACAGTTAGAGAGCTTAAAGAAGAAGTTAAGAGACTCCAGGGCCGTGGCGAACAGCTCTCATTTAACTTTGAGCAACAGGCAGAAGAACTGAAACAAGCGAAAGCAGAGAGCAAAAAAAGTAGTGAACTTGTTGCGAACTTAGAAAATAAGAACAAGCAGTTAGAAACTGAATTAGTACAGCAGAGAGAAAAGTCAGCTACTGCGATTGATGATGCAGTAGCTGAGAAACTCTCAGCAGAAATCGACAAGGCTTTAACTGCTGAGCGTGAAAAACACGAAGAAGATTTGCAGTTGACCGCAAAGGAACTAAAGCAGAATAAGGAACTGGCGCTAAAGTTAAAGCAAGAAATGTTACAGAAACAACAAGAGTATGAAAATAAGATTGCTGATCTTGAGCAGTCTGCTAAGAAGTCAACTTCTACAGTTGACGAAAATCTTATTAATTTAAAGATACAGTTTGACAATCTACAAACAACAATCGCAAAGATTGAGAGCTTAATTGCTTTAGTTGCTGATGAACAGACAAGGAAGAAGTTAGCTATCGCTATTGCGAACTTACTTTTCGCAAAAAGCGATTTAATGCAGAAAATTGCGGAGGCTGAGCAATGAAAAAATTAATGAAAATGGGGCAACACAAATTTGTCAAATTGGCACGTGGAGACATTACAAGAGAAAATATTGACTTAACAATTAAATTTATGAGGGAGCATCCAGGTTTTATTTCGTATCATCATCTGATGATATATGCGAACTATGTAACCAAAGCTCAGGCATATCAAGGAACTCTTAGAGAACTAGAAGATATTTCTCGATACTGTGACAAGATGGAACTTAATCTTTCATAGAATTTTAAGAAAAACACAAGGGCTGAAATGCCCTTGTAAATCCTGCTTAAGTAATTAATTAAGCGAGGAAAATATATAAAAACTCAAAAATAAAAAAGTAAAAGGAATTAGAAATGTATTACTACAAGAAAACTGTCAAGAGTGGATACTTGACTGAAATTGAATACATTAAAAGTTTGAAGCCTCGCAACAAAAAGAATGTTGCACGAGGCAAGAATATTTGCAAAACTAAAGAGCAGCAACAGAAAGCAAATAAGATAAGAGCTATTAAGAACACTCAGAGACTTATTTGTTGCAACTTCTCTGCTGGTGATTACTTTGTGCGTTTTTCTGCTCCGTCTGCAACTTTCACAGAAAGCGAATTTAGGAAAGAAGTTAATAAGTTTATTAATCGCATTAAGTATCACGCAAAAAAGAAAGGCTTAGAAGTCAAGTATATTGGGTTTATTGAGTGTGGCGTGCGTGGAAAAAACTGGCACTTGCACATTATCTTATCTGCTGACATTGTGAAGATTGCAAGAGAGCAGTGGAAATGGAAAAATGGTATTAATCTACAACCACTTTACGAAGATGGTCAATTCTTCAAGTTGGCTGAATACATACGCAAAGACATACAAGGTTCTAAACGATTAATGACAAGTAGAAATCTCACCAAGCCGGAAATCAAGGTTGTAAAGTGTGGGAAAAGACGATTTTCCAAGTTGGAAAAAGGCGAAATCGTTGATGTACCGGACGAAGGATATGTTCTTGTGTCTGATTACTGTCCGTTAGACGATAGTTGGGCTTGTAGTTATAGTTTTACATTTTTCAATTCCTCAATTTTTTACGAAAAAGAAAGGCTAAAACAATGAAATGTAAATTCCCAAATTTAAAGTGCGTATCAAGGTCCGGCACAGAATGTAAGTTGAATATTTGTGCTCTTGAAAATGAAGAAACAGAAGTAAAACATACAGCAGTAAAAAAGCAAAGGAAAATTTGTCCGATCTTGAAGAAAGAATGTATCAAAGAAAGTTGTGAATGGTACTGTAAAACATGGGAATGTTGTGGAATCTACAGCATAATAGAAAATTGGTAAAAAGAAAGGAATTTGAGAATGACAAGGTACAAAGGTATAGCCTCTACAGAGGCAGAACAACAGAAACAACTAATAGCGTGGTGTAACACTATGTCATTGTACAAAGGCTATGAAGATTTAGCACTAATCTATCATTGTCCAAACGGTGGAAGTAGGAACAAGTTAGAGGCTATGAACCTAAAATGTGAAGGTGTTAAGCCTGGTGTGCCTGATCTATTTCTGCCGGTGGCTAGAGGCGGCTTTTTCGGCTTATACATCGAAATGAAATGGGGTAAGAACAAAACTACCGACTTGCAGAACAAATGGTTAACTGAGCTTGCTAATCAAGGTTACTACTGCGTAGTCTGTCGTGGTTTTACTGAGGCAAGAGAAGAAATAGAAAAATATATCGTACTTGCACGAACACAAGTACAGAAATAAGATTTTTGCAGTTGAACGCAAAAAAGGAGTATCAAAATGAATGAACGAGTAAAGAAAAAATGCATGTTATGTGGTGACATTTTTAGTGCTAGAAACAACAAAAACAGAATGTGTGACAAGTGCCGAGAACTAACCTATCCACACCTTACCAAGCAAAGAAACAAGAAAAGTAACTTTAAAGACCATCTTTGCGTTGAAGTTCACAAGCTGAAAATGTACAACCATCAGAACGGAACTAGGCTGACTTATGGACAGTGGAAAGGTCAAAAGTTCCTAGGAAAAATCAAATAAACGGTACAGCAGTAAAGGAGAAAATTATGACACTTGCAGAACTTAGAACGCTCAAGAACAAATACCCAGGATTGAAGGCAGAAAAGTTAGACTTGGAAGATGAGAAAGAGGAGATTGAAAATAAGACTATCACCGACACCGTCAAAGGCTCGTCAACTGAATATCCTTATCTGTCTGTACCGGTTGGGATTGAAGGTCACAAACTAACCTCAGCAGATAGGCACAAACTAGCATTAATTAATAGCAAGATAGATGCCATAATCAGTACATTAACTTTGATTGATGAATTGATTGATAGCATTGAAGATAGTACAGTGAGATACGCAGTTCGTCACTACATCAAGAAAGGCGAAAGCTGGAAAGAAATCCATCAGCAGTTAGGGTACTATAGTAGCAATCGCAGTGAGTCAGCTTTGAGAATGAAAGTACAAAGAACTATAAAATATTTTTAAAAATGTTCTGTTTGTTCTACAAGTTCAGTTTCATTATGATAACATCATAATGAAGTCAAAAGGTAGTAAGCCTACTGATTGAATTCGACTCATAGTTTTCTTAATAGGTGACTCAATAGGGTGCGACCTTTAGGCTGGTTTAGGTCGCACCTAAACCGTCACAACAAGAGGTGTTGCAAATGGCTAAAGAATTTGCAAAGGCATTTTATTCATCGTCAAGATGGAAGAAATGTAGAGACACATTCATACAGAACAGAATGTTGGAAGATGGTGGCTTGTGTCAAGAATGTAAAGAACAACTTGGTTATATAGTTCACCACAAAGAACACCTGACGCCTGAGAACATCAACAATCCAAATGTGGCATTGAGTGAAGATAATCTTGAATGGGTTTGTAAAGAATGTCATGACAAGTTGCACAATGTGTTTCAACGTGAAGAAAGAAAATATTATTTTGATAAGGAGGGAAATTTAAGAGTCCCCCCTTAATTTTTTACCAAAATTTACCATTGTGGAACCGAGGGAGGGGCTCGAAAAAAGACGCAGGTCGTGCGTATGACCCCCCTCCCCATTTAAAAGAAAGGAGCTGAGCAGATATGGCAGAAGTTGATCTAACCAAGAAAAAACAAAGGGAAATCAAAAAAGAGATAAAGCGACTTGAAGAAGTTTACAAAGATATTGATGTCAAGCGAAAAGACCTGCTTCCGGGACTAATTGAAAATGCCGCTTTCACTCGAATAACACTGAAATATCTAGCTGAAGATTTGAAAGAAAATGGTACAACGGAAATGTTCAGCCAATCCGAAAATCAGACTCCTTATTCTCGCCGAAGACCGGAAGCGGATTTGTACAATACAATGACTGGTAACTACTTAAAATTCATTAAGCAGTTGGATGATATGTTGCCGAAAGCCGTTGAAAAACCAACAGAAAAAATTGACTTTTTAGACAATTTCGTAAATTCTCGTGATGAAATATGAGTCAAAAATTTAAAAAATACCCTCTAAATTATAACCCAATTTTAGAATACTGGGCCAAAATTGAGAGCGGAGAAGAAGTCGTATCAGAGAAAGTCAGAACAGTATATAAGAAACTCGCTTGGGACGTTGAACACCCTGGCGAGTATTTTTATAGCAACAAAAGAGCCAATCATATTTTAGAATTTGCTGAAAATTTTTGCAGAAATTCAAAAGGTAAATTTGGTGGCCAATTAGTCAAACTTGAGTTATGGGAAAAGGCGTGGTTAGCTGCTACATTTGGCTTTGTAGGTATCGATGGTCTTAGAAAATATAATCTATCTGTTTTAATCGTTGCGAAGAAAAATGGTAAATCTCTACTAGCCTCAGTTGTTGGTTTGTATATGTTAATCGCAGATGGCGAACCAGGTCCGGAAGTGTACGCAGTAGCGACGAAGAAGGACCAAGCAAAGATTATATGGCAGGAAGCAAAGAGAATGGTCCGCAAGTCTGAATTCCTGCTTGAAAAAATTAAAACTTTACATAACGAATTATCATCAGAAGAATATAATTGTGGAATTTTCAAGCCTTTGGCATCAGATAGCGATACCTTAGATGGCTTGAATGTACATTGTTGTTTAATGGACGAACTCCACCAGTGGAAGAACGGCAGAGCCTTATTTGATATCATGTCAGACGGTACGGCAGGCAGAGAACAACCTCTTGTATTAATCACTACTACCGCCGGAACTATCAGAAATGACATATATGACGATATATATGACGATGCAAAAAACGCTATTAATGGCTTGTTTGATGATAATGGTTTCAAAGACGAACATAGTTTGTATGTTATTTACGAGCTAGACAAGCGTGAGGAATGGACCGATCCAAATTGCTGGAAGAAAGCAAACCCAGGTTTAGGAACTATCAAAAAATTATCTACATTAAGAGATAAAGTTGATAAAGCAAAGAGCAAGACTGAACTTGTTAAAAACCTTTTGTGCAAGGAATTCAACATTCCTGAAACTTCTGCACAAAGTTGGTTGACTTTTGAGGAATTAAACAATGAGAAAACATTTGATGTTAAAGAACTAAAGCCGAGGTATGGCATCGGCGGTGCTGACTTATCAAGCACTACTGACCTTACAGCAGCGAAGGTGTTGTTTTGTGTTCCGGATGATGAACATATTTATTGCTTATCCATGTACTGGATCCCTGCCGATTTGCTCGACAAGAAAGTAAAGGAAGATAGAATTCCTTACGATATATGGGTTGATAAAGGCTATATGAGGCTTTCCCCCGGCAATAAAATTAATGCAAAGTGTGTAACTGAGTGGTTTAAGGAAGTCCAAAATGAACTTGATATTTATATATATAAAGTCGGCTATGACTCTTGGTCCGCGGTGTACTGGGTTGATGAAATGAAAAACACCTTTGGCGATGTTATGGTTCCGGTCATCCAAGGCAAGAAAACATTGTCAAACCCTATGAAAAACCTAAAAGCCGACTTGCAGAAAAAACTCATAGTTTATAATAACAATCCTATTGACAAATGGTGCCTATCTAACACCGCCATCGACGAAGATATAAATGGCAATATTCAGCCGGCAAAAACTTCAAAGGCTACAAGAAGAATTGACGGTACAGCAGCATTACTAGATGCCTATACTGTTTTTTGCAATAATCGTGATGAATATATGACCTTAATATAGCGAGGTGAAACAGATGTTTGTTTTTAATTTTGAAGAGAAAAGTGATATGGAACTTTTAGAGTTTAAAAATAAAATTTTGAAGCTTTGCAATGTAAATAAAATCGAAAATATTAGCGATGTACTGATGAATGCAGTAATGACACACAATACTGCATTTTTTGATAAATTCAACGGAATTATTGACGATAGCAAAGATTGGCTACAAGCACTATGGCAATACTATCAAGCAGACAGAATCGAAAAGAAACAAGATTACACACCAAAAACACTTTGCAAATTAGTTTCAGCGTTAGCTGGGAAATGTGAAACTCTGTATGATTGTTGTGGTGGTAGTGGTGCTTTATCTCTGCAAGTTTTGAAAGATAATGAAAGTCTGCGGAATGTGTACATAGAAGAGTTAGATTCAAAAGTAATACCATTTTTGTTATTTAATCTTTGTCTTAAAAACGCAAAAGGGAAAGTCATAAATGGTAATGTTTTGAACGGCGAAATAAAAGCCATTTACAACTTAACAAGCAATGATAAATATAGTGTTGTTTCAATTTCAAAAAATGCTACTAAAATTTCGGCAGAAGTTGGAATTAGTAACCCGCCGTATAACATTAAATGGGAGCCACCAACACCGCTTGAAAATGATACTAGATTTCCAATAACACCTCCGGCATCAAATGCAAACTACGCGTTTATTTTTGATGTGTTCAGCAAAACGGATAAATCAATCTTCATTCTTCCCAACTCAGTTTTAGAAAGTAAAATTGAGTTGGAGTGCAGAAAATGGCTCATTGACAATGATTATATTGAAACTGTGATTGTAAACCCTGACAAGATGTTTGAAGTTACAGGCATATCAACTTGCATTTTAATTCTTAACAAAAACAAGAAAAACAAAGGAAAAGTAAATTTAATTTATAGTTTTGAAAACTGCGTTATTGAAGAACGAAAACAAAACGGACAGTATGGTAGCAAAGCTCACACAAACAGAACATACAAGAAGAAATACAATGTTTATAGTGATGAAAATATCAAAAAAATATTAAATGCAATCGAAAATCAAGAAGAAATTAAAGAATTTTCAGTTGTGAAAACAAATGAAGAAATTGCAAATAAGAAATATCGACTATCACCTTCGATTTATTTTGATGTTAGCATTGATGACTTTGCAGACGCTCACAGAGATTTTCAAGAAATCGCTGATAATATCAATTACATTCAAAAAATGAAAAACGCTTGTAAATTAACAATCAATGAAACACTAGCAAAGTCGATAGGCTTTGACGTTAAACTGTACAAAGACGCTAAGCAGCAGTCGAAAGAAATGAAAGAACAGTTGAAAATCGTAGATGTTGATTTAACGATTGAAGACTACATTCAATTTACTAAAAATAAAAATGAGTTTGTATTCAAGTGCAATGACAAAGAATTCTTGCCGGATATATTTATGCAGTTTTTAGCAATTTGGAAAAATCAAATAGCTTTGCTGAACACTATGCAAAATCAATATTTAGCAGAACTAAGAGATGCACTCCTTCCTGAATTGATGTCAGGAAAAATTGAATTATAACATTTTCAAATTTGAAAGGTGGTGAGAAATTGAAGATAACTGATAGATTTAAGAATTTTTTTACCGGCAAGGTAAGAAAAATAAGTAGAGTTGATGTAATCAAGGATAACAATGTGTTTTCAACTTGGGGATTCAGTCCCTATGAAAACGATATTGTTCGGTCTTGCATTAACGCTAAAGCAAAGAGAATAGCAAAGCTTACCATTAATCACATAAGAAGTTCAACAGACGATAACGGTAACAAGGTATTGCAGATTAATCCTGAGCCGTATATGAGGTTTCTTCTTGAAGAGCCGAACCGGTATATGTGCATCACGGACTTTCTCAAGAAGTGTTCGGCCATTATGGACCTTACGCAAAACTTACATATATTAATCTTGCGTGATGAGAACGGTATGCCGTCGGAGCTCTTCCCCATTTCTTGTTTATCCGCTACAGCAGATACGGACAAGCAAGGAAATTTGTATTATACGTTCAATTTTCCTCGTGGGAAAAGATTATCGGTATCTGATAGTGATATTATTCATATTCGCGGAGACTTTGCTTTTGACGATATTTTCGGTACTAGTAGAGCTAAGTCACTTTCCCCGTTGATGGAAGTTGTAGAAACTACAGATAGAGGCATTATCAACGCTATCAAAAATAGTTCGGTAATTCGTTGGCTATTGAAGTACACAACATCAATGCGTGATGAGGATTTGAAAACTAACGCACAGCAGTTTGCTGATAACTATCTGAATATTTCTAGTGATTCTGTGGGCGTGGCTGCGGTGGACGCTAAAGCAGACGCAACGCAGATTAATGCTCAAGACTATGTACCGAACGCGACACAGATGGAGAAGACAAGAACAAGAATTTTATCCCTTTTCGGTATGTCGGAAAAGATTTTGCAGTCAACTGCAAATGAGGATGAAGAAAATGCTTACTATGAAGCAGAGATAGAGCCTTTTATCAAAGCGCTTCAAGAAGAAATGACACGAAAATTATTTACAAGGCGTCAAAGAGGTTCAGGGAATAAAATTTCCGTCGGCTCGTTTAATTTACAAGGTGCATCACTGTCAAGCAAACTACAATTTATGAATTTGGTAGATAGAGGTGCTTTAACTGTTAATGAATGGCGAGAAACTCTTGGACTTGGTCCGGTACCGGGTGGCGATAATCCTATTCGTCGACTTGATACGGCAACAGTAGTTGACCCTGAACCGGCTCCAAGCGGTGACGACGAAGGAGGTGATGAATAATGACAGAGATTAATATTAAAGGTCCGATTATTAATAATTCGGAAGAATGGATTTATAACTTCTTTGGCGAAGATTGTACAAGTGCAAGTCGTATAGCTAGTGAACTAAAGAACGCTAACGGTGATGATGTTACAGTTAATATCAATTCCGGTGGTGGTGATATGTTCACCGCAAGCGAAATTTTTCAACTGCTCAATGACTACGAAGGTAATGTTACTATCAAAATCGTAGGTATTGCAGCAAGTGCTGCAAGTGTTATCGCTTGCGCCGGTTATAGTGAAATCGCACCAACTGCGTTAATGATGATTCACAATGTTTCAAGTGGTCTTTATGGCGACAACCGGGACCATCAGCACGAAGCTGAGGTTCTTAAAAAATGTAATAAATCAATTTCTAACGCTTACAGGCTCAAAACCGGTATGGTAGAAAGTGAACTACTAGCATTAATGAATAAAGAAACTTGGCTTACAGCAGAAGAGGCGGTTGAAAAGGGCTTTTGCGACAAAATCATTGAAAATAAGCAAAATAGCAACAACGCTAGCTTATCTTTTGTTGCCTCAGTCGGTGGAATGATTGCACCAGATAAGATTGCAAAAATGCAGAAGAAAAAGAAAGAAAATCAACTAAAAATTGAACTGCTAAATCTAAAGCAGAGAAAGGAATTTAAAAATGACATTTAAAAACAAAAAAGACTATCTCGAACAGAGAACAAATCTAATCAATGAAGCCAATAAGGCGAACGAAAACGGCGAACTAGACAAGGCTAGTGAACTTGTTGCAAGAATTGAAAATCTTGACAATGAATTTGAAAAGTTTGCACAGGTTCAGGCGAATTTGAAGGTGCTAGACAACAAACAGACACCTGCACCGTTACCACTCGCAGGTAATGCAGGTGAAAACGAAGAACCTACTAACATTTTCGCTAGTGTAGAATACCGAAAAGCATTTATGAATTTTGTTCAGCATGGTACAGAAATTCCGGCTAAATTCAGAAATGACGTAACAACTTCTAGTACTGCCGGTTCTATCGTTCCAACAACTTTGTATGAACAGATTATTACAAAGCTAGAAAATTACGGCACTTTCTACGCTAAGGTATTTAGAACTAATTATGAATCAGCTATTGCTTTCCCAACACTAGCAGTTAAGCCGGTAGCAAGTTGGGTTGATGAAGACAAGGGTGCTACTCAGCAGAAGGTTGAAACAAGCAAGATTACATTTATGGCACACAAGCTAAACTGCAAGGTTTCATTCTCTCTATTTATGCAGGTAACAAGCCTTGAAATTTTCGAAAGTCAGTTTACTGATTTAATGGCTCAGGCAATGGTTAAGATGATTGATAAGGCTATTATCAACGGTACCGGCACCGGATGTCCTAAAGGCATCCTAACAGAAACAACTAATAAGGTTGTTAATGTGACTAAAGCAGGTAAACTAGATTATAAGACTCTAATCAGTGCTGAAACACTTGTTGAAGATGTGTATAGTGAAACTGCCGAATATGTTATGACAAGAGCAACTTTCTTCCAGTTCTTAGGTATGACAGACTCAAACGGTCAGCCTATCGCAAGAGTTAATCTTGGTCTAGATGGCAAGCCTCAGTTCCAGCTACTGGGCAGAAATGTTAATACTATCAGTGAAGACGCTATCAAGAGTTATACAGATAGTCCAGCTAGTGATATTACATTCGCTGCTATTTTTGATTTTAAAGACTATGTATTCAATGAAGCTCTAAGTCTTACAGCTAATATCTACATTGACAACGATACTCACAACAAAGTGCTAGATATGGTTATGCTTGCAGATGGCAAGGCAGTCAGAACTGATAGCCTTGTTAAGCTAGTAAAGAAATCTTCATAATTTGCGAACAAAGGAGGTTAAATAATGGCCTCACAAGACATTATTAAAGCGGTCAAATTATCTTTGCGACTTACAGCAGATGTATTTGATAACGAAATATCTATGTTAATTGACTCTTGCACTTTGGATTTACAAGGTGCAGGAGTTTCAATATCTTCAACAAATTCTGCGTTAATCACTCAAGCGATTGTTTTTTACTGCAAAGGAAATTTTGGTGATGGTGACGATAGATTTATTCAACAGTACGAAAAATTAAGGGACGCAATTGCGAATCGTAAAGGGTTTGATAGCAATGTTTGATTCTATTGCAACTTTAGTCAGTGAAAGAATTGACTTTGACGAACTAGGCAACGAAAAAATCATTACAGCAGAAAAGCAAATTTTTTGCAACAAAAAATCGGTAAATCAAAGTGAATTTTTCAAAGCAAGTGAAGCAGGATTAAAACCTCAGCTGATGATTTTAATTTTTGCAGTTGACTACAACAACGAAAGCAAAGTTAAAGTTGATGATAAAGTTTACTATATTTATCGATCCTATCAAAAAACTAAAGATAAGTTAGAACTTTACCTGTCAACGAAGCTTGTTGACGGTGTACAGAATGAATATTGATGTTAGTAGCTTTGCAGACGAAATCGCAAAGCAAATGAACACTTACACCGAAGAAGTTACTGAAGAACTTGAACAAGTTATTCAAGATGACGCAAAAATTTTGCGTGATGAACTTAAAAGCACTTCACCGGTCAAAACTGGTGATTATAAAAAAGGTTGGCGAATTAAAAAAGTAAAACAAAATGGTCATTATACCGTTATCGTGCACAATGCTACAGATTACCAACTAACACATCTGCTTGAGAAAGGTCACGCAAAAAAAGGCGGAGTCGGTAGAGTTAAAGCCTATCCCCACATCGGCAGCGCGGAAGAAAAAATCGTACCTAAATTTTTAAATGATGTTGAAGAAATTTTGAAAGGTTGAGAAAAATGAGCAAAACGAAACTTAAAGAAGTTATCAAAGAATTAAATAAAAATAAAATAGCGTGTGCTCATTTGTCATTCAGCAAAGAGCAAAATTTGCCTTATACGATATGGGCCACAGACGAGATTGAGTGTACTTGCGCTGATGGCTCAATCGCGTATAAAGAAGAAACTATTGCTTTAGAAGTTTATTTTGACAAAAACGATACAGAAACAACAAAGAAAGTTGAAGAAATATTAAACGCCACTTGTGATACTTACAAAACAAGTGGTGAAATATATATAGAAGATGAAGGCATTTGCGAAGTAATTTACTACTTTGCAAGTGCCTGATTTTTTATTTTAAAAGGAGGAAAACAAATTGAAAAAGACGATTGTAAAAAACGGCTATGCTCTACTAACAACAACTTGGGCAGAAGGAAAAGCGAAAGATGTTTACGAAAAAATCACATGGTTAGACTCAGCAGAAGCAGGTTGTAGCTCATTTGAGGCAGACCCTCAGGGCGACACATCAGAAGTATATGCAGACGGCCAGTGTGTTTACTCTCAGGAAGAAAATGGTGGCTACTCAATTAAGACTACCATTATTGACGCTATCGACAAGGTGAAAGAAGTTTGGCTTGGCGATAAGAAGCACACTAAAGGCACAGCAGAATATGCCGGTTCCACAAAGCCTTATTTTGCATATTTAATAATTGAAGAAACCACAGACGGCAAAGGCAAGACTACAGTTTACTATAATTGCCAGGCATCACGACCTAAGTTAAGTGGTTCAACAAGTGAAAACGGCAAGTTCGATTTTAAGCAAACAGAATTTGAGCTTACTGCTAGAAAGAGAATGTCTGATAACCTTGTTAAAGCAGAATTTGACGGTATGGAACTACTAGATCAGGTGCCACTTCCTACTGAGGAGGTCGTTGCGTAATGGAAAAAACAATCACAATTGATGGCAAGAAAGTAAGATTTAGAAACAGTGGAGCAGTAATGCTCCGTTATAAAATGCAGTTTGGCAAGGAGTTTCTTGCCGAACTCGCACAGATGGAAGAAGCAGTACAGACTAGAAAGGTTAAAGGCAAAGATACTGTAGTTAGTTACGATATTGAAAAGTTTAATCTAGAAGTAATGTACAACATTCTGTGGACATTAGCAAAGAACGCAGATAACTCCATCCCAGAACCTTTGGAATGGCTTGATTCATTTGAAGAATTTCCGGTTTTTGATATTTTCTCTCAGATTGAAGAAATCTTATCTAACGATTTGAAAATCGACAGAAAAAACGTGTAAACGGTGTTGGGTCAAGCTCCGACGGTGACACAATGACTACAGAAGAACTGTTAGCGTGTTTAACCGTTAGAGGACTCAGCACCGTAGATATGGATAATCTTACAATAGGTATGTGTTTAAACTTTATCCGGTCATACGACCGTTTTGAAACGGTCCGCCTTGGTGGCAAATGGGAAGACCCTGAGTCGGCTTATAAGATAGCAAAGAAAGCATTGCCAATTGTGGAACGAAGGTACAAAGAAGGCATTATTTCGGAAGAAGAATATCGCAGTTATGTAGCTGAAATTGAGGAATATGAAAGGGGCTGAGTGTAGTGGCTTCATCAATCAAAGGAATAACAGTCAAACTTGGAGCTGATACAACGGCTCTTTCTACGGCTCTTAAAGATGTTGATAAAGAGTCAAGAAGTTTACAAACAGAATTAAAAACTGTTGAAAGATTACTAAAGTTAGACCCAACAAACACGATTTTGTTGGGTCAAAAGCAGGAATTGCTTGCAAAGCAAGTTGACAGTGCTAGAGATAAACTTAAGCTACTATCAGATGTTCAAGAGCAAATTAAAGATAAATTCGCTCAAGGTGAAATTGACGAAGGGCAGTATAGAGCTTTTGAACGCGAAGTCGCAAAAACTCAAGGTGAATTAAAGAAATTTAGTTCAGCAGTAGAAGAAGTTGGCACTAAGTCTAGTAATGCTGATGAAGAAATTAAAGACACAATCGCAGACTTACAAAAAGCCGGTACAGAAGCAAAAAATGCAAAATCAAATCTTCAAAATGTTGGAAACGAATTTGATAGTGCAGGAAAAAAAGCAAGCAAAACCGGCGACGAAATTAAAAAAGTAGGCGAAAAGTCTAAGACAAGCAAAACTTCCGTTAAGGATGTCGGCGATGCAGTAGAAAACGCAGGAAAGAAAGCCAAAGACGCTAAAAGTGGTTTTACAATTTTTAAAGGTGCAGTTGCAAACTTAGTTTCAAGTGGGATTTCTTCAGCAGTGTCAGGGTTAAAAAATCTTGGCACTGAAACAATCAACACTGGCAAGAGCTTTGAAGCTCAAATGTCAAAGGTCGCTAGTATTGCGAATACTGACAAAGCAGGACTTGATAAACTAACAGACTCAGCGAAAAAAATGGGTGCAAGTACAGTTTTTACGGCTGAAGAATCAGGACAAGCACTTGAGTACATGGCAATGGCCGGTTGGAATGTAGAACAATCTACATCAGCATTAAGTGGTGTTTTGAACTTGGCGGCTGCAAGTGGTGAAGATTTAGGAACTACTTCTGACATTGTTACAGACGCAATGACTGCTTTCGGGCTCAAGGCAAGTGAAGCGGACCATTTTGCTGACGTGTTAGCAAAAACCGCAACATCAGCGAATACTGATGTTGGAAAGATGGGTGAAACATTTAAATATGTAGCTAGTTTGTCAGGCTCACTTGGATATAGTGTTGAAGACGTTGGCGAACAAATTGGTTTAATGGCTAATAATGGTATCAAATCAACTCAGGCAGGTACTTCTTTAAGAGCCATTATGACAAGACTGTCAACGGATGCAGGTGCTTCTGCTAAAAGTCTTGGTGCTTTAGGCACATTAACAGAAAAACTTGGTGTACAGTTTTACGATTCTAATGGCAAAGCTAGAGCACTGTCTGATGTTATTAATGAGTCAAGGCAAGCATGGCGAGGATTAACCGCAGAGGAACAAACCAACTATGCGAAGAAGATCGCAGGTACTGAGGCTATCTCAGGATGGATGGCATTAATGAACAGTAGTGAAACAGATGTTAACAATCTTTCGTCTGCATTAAAAAACTGCAACGGTACAGCAGAAGAAATGGCCAGCGGAATGATTGACAACCTTGACGGTGATATGAAAATATTATCATCTACTTTTCAAGACTTTCAAATTTCGATTTTTGAGAATGCCGAAAGCCCATTGAGGGATATGGTTCAAACCGTATCAGGCGATGTTATTCCGGCTTTAAAGGGTATGGTAACAGGTGTTAAAGGTTCGGACAAAGAATTTGGCAACGCAATAGGAAAATTAGTCAATACTATTTTAAGCAACTTAATACAAGCATTGCCTCAAATTATCAATGTAGGTATGTCACTAATTACTACTCTAGCAAATGGCATATTACAAGCAATCCCAAAGCTAACTGCTACAGTGGTTAAAATTGTTCCTCAACTGATAACTTCGTTAACTCAACAAATTCCGAGATTTATACAATCGATCATTACCAGTGCTAATCAACTTGTGCAACAGTTACTTGCATTTTTTATTAACTATTTTCCAACATTTATTAATCAAATTTATAACACAACTATGGAAAGTTTACCTCATATTATTAGTGGTGTGATTAATATGTTGTTGGGTATTGTTGATGCCCTGCCACAAGTGATTGACGCTATTTTAACCGCTTTACCGACAATGATAGACTCAATAGTCACTGCATTAACTAATGCAGTGCCACAAATAATTAACGGTGCAATTAAAATGTTAATGGGCATTATCAAAGCAATACCTAAGATAATTTCGGCAATTGTAAAAAATCTACCAAGAATTATTACTTGCATTGTAAACGGTTTAATTAATAGTATTGACGCGATTATTAAAGGCGGCATTCAGCTGATGATGGGCTTAATTAAAGCAATCCCAATTTTTATTACAAAGCTGATACCTAAAATACCTACAATCGTTATTACTATTGTTAAAACCTTGATTAAAAACTTGCCAACACTGATAAAAGGTGCAGTACAACTTTTTATGGGTATTGTTAAGGCAATCCCAAAAATGCTTGTGGAGCTTGTTAAAAATCTGCCTCAAATCATTGTTGCAATCGTTAAAGGTTTAGCATCACTGGGTAAAGAAATGTGGAACATCGGTAAAAATGTTGTGCAAGGGCTGTGGAACGGTATTAAAAATTGCGTTAAATGGATTAAAGACAAAATCTCAGGTTTTGTCGATGACGTAGTTGACGGAATCAAAGACTTTTTTGGCATCCACTCACCTTCAACGGTTATGAGAGACGAAGTCGGTCGATTTGTTGGTGAAGGTATTGGCGTTGGCATCGCGGACAGCACAAAAGGTGTTGTCGCAAACGCAAAAAACCAAATGAGACAAGTAGTTGATGCTTACAGCAGTTTTGATATGCCGACATTAACACCCGCGATAGCCGGCATTGCAACAAACTCAAGTGGTCAGCTTGTAGCTGATAGTAATGTTTTGCAATCAACTGCAAATACGCAAAGCTCAAGCGGTATGACATTTACATTAAATGTTGATAATTTTAACAATTACAGTGATAGTGATTTACAATCTATCACTAGAAAAATGTCAGAACTTCTAGCTGCCGACATTGCTCAGCAGCAGAAAGCATGGTGATATAGATGTTCGATTTAAAATTTAAAGACAATTGGCTAAGCGAACTCGGTGGAGTTGTAGAAGAACAGAAGAAACGCAAGTTTGCAATGCCCAATATCGAATTAATTGACATTCCGGGACGAAGCAAGAAAGTTGTTAAAGATAATTTGTCTTATAATTCGATTGAACTTGAAGAACAGATTGCCTTTCTTCCTACGCTCTGCAAGCTGAATATTGCAGAGTTAGGAAAAAGACTGTCTGAATGGTTTATCGGTACTGAATATAGTCAACTTTATCTAGATTACATGGAAGGCTATTTCTATAACGCTATAGTTACAGAAATTTCCGATTTGCAAATTGGAAATGCCGGGGTTATGAGGACTACAGTAAAATTCACTTGTGAACCGTTTTTGTATTCTTATGAAGGCCAAAAAGCTATTGATGTTAGTAGTGCTACTCTTATAGCACCAACAACGCTTTACAATCCTGAACAAGAAATATCATATCCCAAAATTTTAATTTCTGTTGAGGGGGAAAATAAGACGATTATATTCTACGCAAATAAACGCACTTTTACGGTCAAAAACATCACCGGTTCTGTCATTATCGACACGGAAAACCGCAATTGTATTATGAATAGTGAAATTCATAACGAATGTGTGAATGGCGTGTATTTTCCAACCCTCTCAGCCGGCTTAAATTCTATTAGTGTTCAAGCCGGCTCAGGAACAAAAGTCAAAATCATTCCAAACTGGAGGCGTTTATAATGCTACCAATTTTATACGCTGAAAATTCAACAAAAGAAGAATTACTTAACACTAACGGACTTGGAGTTTTAATAACTTGTACAGAATGCACAGTCACAGAAGAAAGAAATGGCATTTTTGAATGTTCAATTACCGTTGTTATTTCTGATGCCGACCCATTATCAAAAAAAGTTGAGGTTGGTAAATTCGTCAAGTTAAAGGCTAACCCTCAGCAGGTCCCACAGATTTTTGAACTATATTCAGAAAATTCAACGATTACGGACAGAAAGAGAACTTTCGCAGGAAGACACATTCACTATTTCTTAAATTACGATTTAATCCAAGGCGGATATTATTTAGCGACAGATAGCCATTTTTCTTATGGTGTACATACCGGTACACCAAAGGAAATTTTTGATTTTGTATATAGTCAAAATTTTGCGAATGGTGCAATATTTGCTGATAAAGAATTTACTTTTGATAGTGATATAACAACAGAATCTGATAAGGTGGATATACACAGTATCAGAACTGTTGGAGATTTTCTTGGCGGTGATTCTAAGTCACTGTTACAAATTTTTAAAGGCGAATTCAAATGGAACAACTTTGATATTAGTTTTTTAAAATCAAGAGGGACAGAAAAAAATCTTGTAATTAAATACGGTGTCAATCTTAAATCTTTTCAACAAGAAAAAAATATTGAAAAAATGTACACACACATCTATCCATATGTGAAAGTTGAGCTAGGAAAAAATGCCTCAACAAACGAAACCGTGTACGGAATCCTTAACCTCCACCGTAATGGTGGTCCTTATGTGTACACCTTAATCGACGATTTAACTTTCCACCGCAAAGTTCTTGAACTTGATTTAACCGAAACGTTAAAATCAAAAAAAATGGATATGAACACACCGGGCGCAACGGTCTATCTTAACATCTATAACGCGACAGAATCATACGCTAAAGCTAATCAATTAACAGTGCCGGAAGTGTCTTTAACAATTACAGCAGAAAACGAACTCACAGAAATGAAGAATATAGCGTTGTGCGATACCGTTTCGGTATATTTTCCAACTTTGCAATCGACTGCAAAAGCAAAAGTAACCAAAGTTGTGTTTGATAGTTTGCTCGAACGCTATAATTCGATCGAGTTAGGGACGCCGAAGAAGTCCCTAGCGAATTTATTCAAAAAGGGGGAATAAATATGCAACTACAACATCAAAAAATCACTCTAGACGTTAATGACACTAGAGCGTTTACGGTACTCAACGCACATCAGGGCGACAGTAGGACAAGATTTATTGACATTACTCTCACAGAAAATGAAAACACTATCACTTTATCTAGTAACTATGTAGCAACAGTCAAAGCAAGTATTAATAACAAGACTAAAGCGGTCAATACTGCTGTAGTTGATGCAACAAACAATGTAGTTACTGTTGAACTAACAAAGACAATGCTAGACACACCAGGACTGCTTAATTGCGAAGTCATTTTGCAAGACAATCAACAGTTTGTAACCTCAGCAACCTTTACTGTAAAAGTTGCTGAGTCTGTAATCTCTGATGAGTCTGAAATCGTCGAAAGTCAAGAATTTGGTGCTTTAAATGAAGCACTAGAAAACGTGAAAAAAATTGAAGATAACGCTGAAATTGTCAAAGACATGCTCGAACGAATTAGCGAAGTAGGAACACTTGATGAAATCGCACAATCTGTTGTGGATATAAAAAAATATCAGCAACAAAATTTTGCTGATAAAATAAATAACGAAAAAGCAGGCTATTTTACATCGACAAATCAAAGCAATCAAGGCAATTATGATAATGGTACTTATAGCATTACAACATCATCAGACAATACAGTTAGAGCAAACTGGATTTTTAATAGTGAGATAGTAACAGAAAAAGGTAGTTATTATATAAGTTTTGAGTACAAAGCAAATAGTGATTTTAACTTAGGTGTTAAAATTGACAATAGTTACAAAGATTTAGGGAAAATTGGAGCAATCACAGACGGCAACAAGCACACTTATGTTGCTAAAGTTGATGTTACAAGCTCATTAAATTTATACGAAATCTATGTGCCGAATGTGGCTAATATAAATTTGTCAATATCAAACATTATTGTAATGAGCGAATTTGACTTTATTAAGTCTTATAGCAATATTACAGAGTATTTGCAAACTCACGATCTTGCAGAAGTTACGCCTGAACAATTTGGCGCTATTGGAAACGGCATATTTGATGATACTACTGCTTTACAAAATGCAATAGACTATTGTATTTTAAACGATAAACAACTCAAATGCCAAAACTGTAAAACATATTGTATTAGCAATACACTTGACTTATCTAATACTAATATTTGTATGTTAGATTTTAATTGGGCGACAATTAAAGCAATTAAAATAATGGACTATATGTTTAAGTTTGATGGTTCGACAAATGTTAAAAACGATGTAAAAACATTATTAAAAAACATTGTTATTGATTGTAATAACAAAGCTGGTGGTCTTAATCTGATTTATTCATATAAATTTACATTTGAAAATTTTATGATTAAAAACTGTCAAACTACTGCAATTTGGATACAAAAAGGTGGTGCTTTTGTATGTCAAAACGGCACGATTATTGGTGATTGTACACCTGATAGCCGAGGTATTTACAATCAAACTTCTGACTGTCATTTTAACGAAATTGTAATCGTAGACATGAAAAAATGTATCTACAATGGTGGTACTAACTT